AAACTATCTAGTGGTGGACTTCTTATTCCTCAGAGTTCTCTGTAGTTGGGACTAAGTACATAGCTCTCTCATGCTTCCTGCGCTTAACTAGGCCGGGAAGCTCTTTACCACCTGCCTTGGTCCACGCAAGGAAAGCATCAGCAGCAGCTTCGTATTCGCCTCTGTTGTGCTTCATCCTTATCGTGGATCTTTGGAGGTTTCCCAGCCCCACATTGAAACTAAAGCTAACCAAGGCATCAAAGCGACCTTGGGTAAGTCCTGTAGGGCATAGTCTAAGTACACCTCGCTCGAATGTAGCCAAGTCTTCTGCGAGGATTCTATCCACTTCAGCCATTGACAAAACTCTATCCCACCCATCAGGGATGCTAAGTCCTTTGCGTTCATTGAATGGTGTCCTTATGTGGTAAGGATCAATAACGTGCCCAACGCCAACAGTCCACAGTAGAGCAGGACAGCGATAGGGACGAAGTCGTACTCCTTCATCTTTCTTTATCCCTTCTATACATTCCTTACTTACCTTCACTTCTTAGCCCAGCCCCTAGAGCCAAACCAGAATCCTATGATACCGCCCAGCATAGCCATCTCATCGGAGGAGAAGATCAACTCAGCTACCTTCTCTAGATCGCCCACAGAGGCCACTAATCCGGGCATAGTGAAGATGTTCCAAGCAAGCCAAGCATTGATAGCTATTAGCTCTAGGACGAACAGATAGGTCACTGTAGGCCTTACTGTGCCTACATAGTTAACCACCCACTTGGAAGCCTTATCGAGGACCTTCTTGTCGTGATCTAGGGCTGCTACGGTCATCTGTGCCTCAGACTGCATAGCCACCTGATCAGTCCTAATCTCCTCGATCTTTTGCTGGGCTATGAAGCCCCTCTCAGCCAGGGCTAGTTCACGCTCAGTCTGGATACGAGCTAGGTCTAGTTCTTGTTTCTTATCGTTCTTGTCCTGAAAGAAGTCTAAGACTCTAGGTAGACCAGAGATAAGTAGACCACCAAGTGTAGATATTAGGGACAGCATAGCAACTCCTTAAGGCTTATAGCCCATGACATAGGCAAAACTAACTAGGATGAAAGCAGTTATAAAGCAGTACCACTTGAGCATTGCAAGCTTGTGTAGGTCTCTACCAAACTCATCAGTTAAATCCTTGTTGTCCTTAAGGATTCTTTGCTGGATGACCTCTACCTCTTCCCAAGCAGCCTGACCATGCTTCTCAATGATGTCCTGCTTAAGTTCGTCTTGTAGCTTCTTGATTTCGTATACACCACGCCACTCCTCGACAGCAGAGAAGACAGAAGTATCTGATGGTCTCTTCTTTTGCTTACGGCGGTAGGCATCTCTAGCCTGGATCTCAGACTTACCAAGGTCTTGAATGTCCTTAGTAACAGCCTCTAGCTCCTTACCTACGGCTAAAGCTTCCCTAATGCCAGAGACAGCAGCCTTGGCAGCTTGTGTTACTGGTTCACTCATGGATTACTCCATTGGGGTTATAGGCTGTCCTACAGTCTGTACTGCAACCACACGCTGCAGAAAGTCTTGTATGTCTGGTGGTAGTTTCTTATATATTGCTGTTATAGCCTTAGCCGAATTAGGCTGTTGCATAAAAATAGCAAGATTCTGAGGATTTAAAAATAACTCCGAAGCTCTCTGCCTAATCTCATTTTGAGCATTCTTATTAAGTGCTTTTAACAAAAAGTTACCAATAGCAGCAGTACGGCTTAAGAGTTGAGGTAATTCTGGAGTATCCACTTCATCCATTCCTGATATCCTAGCTTTTCCCATCAATCTGCCTGCTTTAGCATTACGTTGTAAATCTGCTAAAACAGAATTCATAGCCTTTCTTTCTGATTCAGATAGAATCTCTCCAGGAGTCTCATACCTAGCACCGCCTGTTGCTCTCTTAATTGTAGAAGCAGCGTTTTGGACCGCTGTTGCAAAAGCACCTGCTCTTTCCGTATCTCCCAGAGAAGTACGAAGTTTTTCAGCCAAAGCTTGACCAATCTCCATACGGTTAATCTTTTCAGAGTATGCAGTATATTCTTTTAGATAGTCATTCCATTTGACTCCACCGGCAGACTCGATAGCATTGTCCATAGACTTTCTAATAGAAATCTCTAAGTTTGCTAATCGTTTAGTTACAGGAGAACCAGACTCTTCTGCAAACTTCTTAATATCTGTTGCAAGTTCTTTACGAATAGTATATAGATCCCTAGAGTCTATAACACCATTAGGTGTAGCCTTATTAATAAGTTTATCTTGCAGACTTAAAAGACTTTTCTCTGCTATCTCTGACCGCTCTCCAGGAGTTTTTAGAATGTTGCCAATTTTATCCAATAAAGGATTAATCTTTAAAGAATAAAAACCTTCATCTTCTAAGCTTTGAAGTTGTAGTTTTTTAAAATTAACTTCAGCAAGCCTTTGAGAAGCAATATCACCAGCATCTTTTGCAGCATCAATAGCTTCTGCAGCCCTATCAATATTTGGACGATATTTACTAGAGACTCGTGGAAGACCAGGAACTGGGGTAAAAGGTTGTTGTGCTAACACACCTTGTTCAGCAGCCCTTGCTTGCATTTGTCCTTCTAACTGCCTAGCCTGTGCTCTGCTAATTTCACGAGCAGCAATATCAGCCTCTAAACCAGGAGCTAATTGACCAGCAATGTTCGCTTGCTCTAAAGCCTCTTGACGCATAGGAGCAGTTCTGGCCTCTCTTAATGCGCTCATCATTGGAGCAGCAGTCTCGTCTGCCCCTAGAGCAGCTAATCGAGCAGCTTCTTGTTCTGCCTCACGAACAGCAAACAAGGGAGCAGTGTTGGCTGCTTGGTCTAATTCTAATTGTCGTTGAAAAGCAGCTAGTCCAGTTGCTCCTGGAACCTCAGCAACAGCCTCTGCAGCGGTAGGACGAGAACCAGGAACTAACTCCTCGGCATTACGAAGAGAAGCTATAACTTGATCACGCTCCGGGCCAGATAGTTTATTTAAGAAGTTACGCAGAATTGTGTCACGGCCTTCTTTCGACATAGGACGAACAAACTCACGAAGGAAGTTTACTCCCCCTGTAACACTTTGAATACCACCTTCTAATAAACCACCAGTAACGGCTCCTAATCCTAATTGACGAATCTTCTCATCGGCAAACTCAACATCTTTTTCTAGTACTGGCTGTAAAGCAGCACCAGCAGCTCCTGCTCCAGCGGCTTGCCTAACCCTAGCCAGTCTTCCCGTTCCGCCGACAGCACGAACAGCAGCAGCTCCAGCAGCTAAAGGAGCAGGGCTAATTATATTTCCTACTAAACGACCATACTCATAATCTGTCTCGCCTCTACTGGCACGCTGTGTTTGATACTTTTCTTCTTCCTTAGCTACAAGCTTTCTTTGTTCTTCGCTAACTAATTGACGAACAGCATTGATAGGGTCCATCACAGCACCCCGTACAACCTGCCTAGTGAAAGGCTCAAACAAGTCAGAAATACTTGTAGGAGCAGGCCTTCCTCTTACAAGAGGTCGCTCTTGTCTTTCCGCTGGTGCTGTAACACCGCCTTTATATAGCTCTTTAGCCTTTGCTATTACTTCTTCCTGTGAAGCGCCTTCTGGACCTTGTAACGTAATCGTAGACCCGTCAGGTGCTCTTACGGTATATGTAGCCATTTTATTCCTTAGTTATTTTTGTACGCCAATAACGGCCCACTCATCTTGAGCAGTTCCTTTTTCTTTGTCAAAGCTAAGTAAAGGAGTTGTTTTAACTTTTTTCGTAAATCCGAATTTATCTGCTTGGTCGTTATAGTTTTTAGATAATGTTGTTTTAGTATCGTTAATCCAGCGTAGTAAATTTCTTGAACTTCCGTAACCCGGAAACGCTGCTTTTGCTGCCTTCATATCAGCATCTGAAGCAGAACCAGGAGGAAGGCTATCAATTTGCTGTAAGAGCTGCACTGCAGCAAGTCTAGTTTGTGCATCTACAGTCTTTTCTGATACTTTTGCAGCCGCTCCTTTAATTATTCCTGTTTCTTGGGTGTAGTCAAATATTGATTCTGCATTTTTAATATCTTGTGCGGTAATATTATTAGTTTTATCTAACATAGTACCTAAAGCTTCAAAAGCAGCACGTTGTTTAGCTATTTCAGTTGGTGCGTATATTTGACCATTAACATCCCGATAACCGCCTAATTTACCAATCGGTCCTGGTTTACCTAAAACACCTATTTCACCTTCTCTTGCAGCCAGAGCTTGTATACGGGTTGTCTCAGCTTGAGTCTTTGCAAGGTCTGCTTTTGCTTTTGCCAAATCAGCTTCTTGTTTTGCAGTGCTATAGTTTTTATCTTTTACTATGTCGCTGTAACGAGTAAGCAGAGCCGTTCTTGTTGGGTCCTCTTCAGGCAACGCAAGAGCATCACGAAGGAGAAGCTCAGGATTGTTCTTATATTTAGCATCCTTGGCTGACTCTTCGGTTACGACTAGTGCTCTTTCTGCTCTAGTTTCAGCTTTTGCTTGTTGAGTATATCTAGCAGCGTCTTGAGCAATTGTAAAAGATTCTTTAGCATACCCTTTACCAGCCAAATCAGATGAAATCTTCTTTAGAACAACAGGATCTGTTAAATCTTGTCCTTGGTACTGAGTTAATATAGACTGAATATCCGTAGCTTTCTTAAGCATAGGATCTTGAGCACCCATAAGCGTATTTACGCCTTGGACAGCCTGATTACCGAACCTAAGACCAGCCTGATATAGAGGAGCAAAGACACCAAACTGACCGCCTGCACCAGCTATCTCTCGCTCTTGCTGTAGCCTACGCAGCTCTTGTACGTCTGCTAAAGAAGGACCAAATAAAGTTTCAATCGCCATGTTAGCTCCTAATTAACCGTAAACCCCAGGCTGGAATGCGCTTTCCCATGTTGCTGCCTGTGGTGTAAATTGTCCAACATATTGCCCTGTATCTCCAAACATTGCATTAGTATTAGTAGCACTGCCCCATCCTCCACTAGTTGGGGACATCAACTTATTAAACAAGTTCTCATAGTTAACCTTAGATGCCGCATTAGCCATTAATGAAGGACCAACCAGACTACCTTGTAAGCGTGTATTAGCAGCTCCGATACCGCTTTGCAGCAGAGCACTAGCACCAGCAGTGTTGACGTTCCTACCGCCTAAGTTAGCACCAATCTCAAGAGGCTGTAGAGCTGCTTGCTCAAGGCTCTGTTGAGCACCGAACTGACTGAGGAACGGAGCCAATGCTTGATTCTGTAGAGCATACTGATTACCAATTGAAGCACCACCAGTGCTGAACAACCCAGCACCAAAATTGATACGCTGTTGAGCAGCCTGTTCAGCCTGAGCAGCTAATGCTAAATCTTGTTGTCTACGAGCAGCCGCCAAAGCAGCTAGTTCTGGCTGTCCAGCAGCACCTACGTTCAGACCAGCACGACCACGACTAAAGACAGAGGCGGCTAACCGTTGCTCTTCCTCCATGCGTGGTGCTCTTAGCAGGTCTTGTTGCTCTGCTATGTATTGCTGACGAGCCATCTCAGGAGACTGAGCTAGATACTGCTCACCTAAGCCAAATAATCTCTGACCAGCAGCTCCCATAGGAGCACCAAGTGCTTGAGCCTGTTCAGCCTGACCTAAGCTAGTACCATATAAGGCAGATAGTCTATTCTGAAGAGCAGTAATCTCTGCAGATGGGGTATATCCAGCTTCTGTAACTATAGGATTACCGTATCGATCAGTGCCCATAGTAAAGTTACTAGAACCAAATCTAGTAGTTAGCCCTATTGGTCTAAAGGCAGATGCCGAAGTAGCTTCTCTACCAGCTTGTAGTTGTGCGTTTGCGCCAGTATTGGCTGCTTTTTCAGCAGACCTTCCAGCCATTGCAGACCCAAGTAAACTAGCGCCGCCTGCAATTAAAGCCCCTGTAACAATAGGCATAATACTACTCCTTAATTAAAACTTGATCAATATTATTAACATCTGTCTCACTAGTAGCGTGAATACAGTACCAAACACAATCTTCTAATGCCAGAACACCGTGATGTTTATCGGCTTTGATATTAAAACAATGAGGTGCTTCAATATCAAAAACTTCATCATCTACTACAACTTTTACCTTGCCCTTAGCAAGAATAGATAGGTGATCATACTTATGCTTGTGTTGTATAATCTGTGCGCCTTTAGGAAAAAAACATTCCTTAGCGTATAAATTATCTGAAAAATGATGTTCAATCATGTCTTCATAATGTAGCAAAGAGCATAGTATGGAGGCAGGTTAGCGTTGTTACCTGAGACACCCTCTGTGCTGTTAGCAACAGTAATACCAGTGGTAGAACTAGCAGAAGTAACTGCAGTATTTCCACTTAACCTTTGTCCACCATCTGCACCACCACCTTGACCGGGAGACTGCGCTCCGTGCCAAGCAGTTAATGAGTGTGTGTGTCCTGAATCTGTAACCGTAGCAGTGTGAGTATGGCTTACTACTACAGCGTTAGCAGAACCACCTGTACCACCAACAGCATAAGAGTTACCAGCGCCTATAACAAACTTATCCCGTAGGTCTGGAGTGCTATTAGAGCCGTTACAGAGAGTCCACCCAGAAGGAATAGAACCTACTGAACCAGACCAGATCATGATCATACCAGCAGGCACTAGAGCAGCCGTAGCAGCCGCTATAGCAGTGGTCACAAAGGCCGTGGTAGCTATCTGAGTAGTGCTGGTCCCTGCAGAGGCCGTAGAAGCCGCTGGAGTGCCTGTGAAGGTAGGGCTGTTTAGGTCTGCCTTGGACGAGATAGCTGAGGCGATAGCGTTATATTCGGTATCAATCTCTGTGCCTTTGATGATCTTGGCTGGGTTGCCAGTAGACAGACCATCCTTAACAGCAAAATTAGTAGCTTTTACATAGTTGCTAATTTTTATTCTCCTTGTTTCAAATAGGCTAGTAAGATTTCTAATTCTTCTACAGAAGCATAACCTTTAATACGATTTGCTTTCCAAGAAATAATTTGAACATTGTCTTTTGTATAGCCTTTGGTTGAGTCAATACGATCTATGCTTGGACTCGTTTCTCTAAAACCAGTTCCGTTCCACTCTAATTTAAAACCAAATATAGGACAACATCCGTCTTTTGGGAACAACTCAAATAAGTCCTGTTTGGTTAGTGTATGCTCTCTGTTCTTTTCTTTAGCACGTGATCTTGATGCGTTTAATAGACCCTGAATCCTAAAATCCATATCATTAGTATGTTTAATTCGATACTGTTTACCATATTCTTGTATTTCTGTTTTCTTTTCTGCTCTTCTTTTTTGCTGTCTTAGATTATCGCAACTTCTACACACAAACTGAAGATTATCTTTAGATGCTGAGTTTTTAGTGAAAGAAAAGAGTGGTAAAAAAGATTCACACTTTTTACAGTATTTAGTCTTCTCTACAACTGCTAGGTTACTCATGCTTGTTTTCCTTGTTTAATATAGATGTCAATCCTTTGAATAGAGATAGGATTACCATTGATCTCAGCCTCTAGTCCAATCTGCATAACAGACCCTGTGCCACCAGCCTGTATCTTAAACTTATCTAGGACAATACCGTCTGAGAACTCAGCAATATTGTATTCCCCTATATTATACTCGTAAACTACCGAAGTGTCAAGCTTTTTCGTAAAAGCAAAGTAATTTTCGTTATAATCAAAGCCCCACTTAACAGCCACGTTCTGGTTAGAACCTCCGATGACC